GGATAATCATCTGTCACTCCACTTTTTACGATCTAATAACATATTATATCACACTTTTTACGAGTTGTAAACAACTTTTTTCATTCTACATTCCTTCAAACATCACCCTATCATTAAAATGTACGGTATCAAAAGTTAGATTCTCGTAGTAAACAACGGCGAGCCCCTTTGCTTCTAAAGACATTGCTGTCAGAAACAGCATAAGGAATCCTATGTTTTGATGTAGTTGATCTAAGGTTTCAACAGGCAAACCTTCGGCGGCAGAGAGCATCAGCGTCATCAATACGATGTTATGATCTCCTGGACCGTACTCTTCAAATGATTCTGCTATGTTATTAAGTTTTTCTAACTCGTAACTATCCATCTTCGCGATTTGGTATAGTACCTCGCCAATAGTAACGTATTCATCTTCTAATATTTTGCCGGCTAACCATCTAGTAATAAGCAATAACTCTTGAGATTGCTGTACCAGTTTTAGGTTGACTACATATTTGCCAGTGCTTTCTGTCCAACTTTCAATAGAATCCATACATACTTTCCAAACATTAATGTATATTATACAACACTATCAAAGATTTGTACATTATTTTTTGTTCACGTGTTTAGCGTGAATTTTACATCCTATAAATTCATTATAGTACTCATCTGAAAAAAGAACATCCCTGTCAAACTGCTCCTTAGCCTCGTAGTAACTCATTTCACCCTTACCATAACATAATCTAATGATTTCTCTTTTGAATCTTTCTGAACCGGATTCTTCAAGTAAGAGCTTTACTTTTTCACTAGATCCATGATAGGTTTTCCAATCTGATTCTTTTTTCTGAGTTCGTTTTCTTTTTTGCCCCTTGAGCGGAGGCAACTTTCTAATAGACCAAAAGTTTTTCTTACCGATATACTTTTTGTTATTAGTCAGATCAGTAATAAGATAAACGAACCCAATAAGGGTATCATCTTCAAGTTCAAACTCTTTTTCTTCATATAACCAATGGTTCATAGGTAATCCATAATTAATCTTTATGGACTATTTATGAGTCAAATATAATCTGAATCCATATCTTGATAGTTATCAAATTCTGGATCATCATCCTCGTGTGCACCACAGAATGGACAGTATTCTGCTTCCTCTTCATTCATGGCTTCGGTTTGGAGAGTGTATTGCTGCATGCAAGACTTACAGATTCTTTCTATCATGTTTGTGGTTTTCCTATATAAGGTGAAAATTTATCTCCTACCATAACAATGCAACTGATATCATCCAACGGAAACTCAGCCGTGATTGAATAAGAGAACGTTTTACTATTAAGGTAAATTTTTAATATATTATTTACTACTAGTACATCACCGTTATTGTTCAATATCTTTATTGCGCCATTGCCAGAAATTACCGCGTATTCTTTGTAATCACTTAATGATAATTCCATTTCGCTTATGGATTTACATGACGATTCGATAATCATAGTTTTTTCGGCGTAAACCGAAGATGAAAATAAAGCCAAGAGTAATAAAAGTTTTTTCATAATGAAAGTCCCTTAAAGGTATCGGCACTAATGTCTTGTTTTACTCCGCCAATAACATAAGATGAGATCTCAGTTTCTTGTGGTGCGACTTGAACATTCCCGCCAGCGATCCACTTTTCTGTCCATGGTAATGGATTTGATTGTGGAACAGAAAATGCAGATTGAACTCCTAAGGCTTTCATCCGCTTGTTTGCAATCCATTTAATATATTCATGCAATAGTTTAGCATTCAGACCGATCATAGAACCATCTTTGAATAGGTAATCAGCCCAAACTTTTTCTTGATTTACGGCATTAATAAACATCTGATCGACCAATTCAGCACATTCAGCTTTGATCTTAATAAAGTCAGGATCATCTTTTGGTAATGTCTTAATAATATATGATGAAGCCGCAAGGTGGATATTCTCATCCCTTGCAATAAACTTGATAATCTTTGCATTGCCTTCCATCTTCTTCAATTCAGCAAATGCCCATGAACATGCAAAGGATACATAGAACCTTACACCTTCTAAGATATTAATTGAATTAAGTGTTAGCCATAGCTTTTTCTTTAATTCATATTTTGAAATATTAACAACGCGTCGATTAGTAGTATCTCTGCTATCGTTTACAATAAAGTTGCCTTCACCCAATAGTGAATACCATTTGCTGTCAGTAATAAAGTCATCGTAATACCTAGAGATGTCATCAGCGCATTCAGCAATCTCTTTAATATCAAGCATCTCATCAAACACAATAGATGGATTAGCGTAAATATTACGAATAATATGTGTGTATGAACGTGAATGGATTGTTTCCATGAAAGCCCATGCCTGAATCAATGGTTCTAATTCAGGAATACTTGCGATAGGCATTAGTGTTTCAGTTGGACCACGGCCTTGAACAGAATCAAGTAAGATCTGTCTCTTCAAGTTTGAAGTAAAAATATGCTTCTCATTGATTGTAAGAGACTCAAAGTCTGCTTTGTCTTTTGACACATCTACTTCTTCGGGTCGCCAGAAGAACCCAAGTTGCTTATCAGTAATCTTATCTAATTGCGGGTACTTCACTTGGTCATATCTTGCAATATCGACTGAACCATCAAAAAACATCATTGAGGATAAGTGCGACTTATCTTTTTTCTTAAACACTGACATGTATTATTTCCTTAAATCTTGCATGAATCACAATCTTCATCGTCGATTGTTTCGCTTGGCAAATCTTTTGATTCTTCTTCTTTCCACTCACCTGCACCATCATGGGTGTTATTATAATATAATTGCTTACCGCCAAACTTATAAAATGTAATTACATCTTTAATGAGCTGTGACATAGGTACACGTGACTCTTCATAATTCTCAGGATTGTATGATGTATTGACGCTGATACCTTGATCGATGTATTTTTGTAATACAGCACAAATCTTCAAATAACCATCTGGTGACTTTTGATCCCACAATAAATCGTATTTGTTTTTTAAGTGATGGTAACCTGGAACAACCTGAGCCATCACACCATCTTTTGATTGCTTGTATGATACCAATGCTCGAGGTGGTTCAATACCATTAGTACTATTAGAAATTTGAGCAGAGGTTTCGGCAGGCATTAGCGCCATTAGTGTACTGTTACGAATGCCGGTATCTTTAAGCTGCTTACGTAGCTTTTTCCAATCCATTCGTTCTTTGTGCTTAACTAATTCGTTTACTTCCTTTTTATATGTATCAATTGTCACAATTCCATTGCCGTATTTGGTCTCATTATTCTTTGGACATGCACCACGTTCTACTGCTAAATCTGCTGATGCTTTAATTAGATAATAAGACCAAGCCTCAGCGTATTCGTCCACTGTAGCCAAAGCACCATCATCGTATCGAAGCCCGCGTTTAGCCAAAAAATAAGCAAGGTTGATGATACCAACGCCCAAAGGACGACGATCCATTGTTGACTTATGTGCGGCTTTGACTGGATAGGATTGATAATCCAATAGCAAATCAAGTGCACGGACGGCAAGAGTACAATATTTTTCAAAGTCTGCAGGATCATTAATTAAACCCCAGTTAATTGCTGAAAGTGTACACAACGAAATTTCGCCTTCTGTATCATCTGCTGAACTCAAAGGCTTTGTCGGTAGATCAATTTCACAGCATAGGTTACTTTGTCGAATAGGTGCTACTTCAGGTAAAAAAGCTCCATGATCGTTTGCATGATCGACATTCATTAGATAGATGCGACCAGTATCTTTACGTTCTGTTAAGAATTGAGTAAACACATCAATTGCTGGTAGAGTCTTCTTACGAATGTTTTTATCTGATTCGTATTTTTCGTAAAGCTCTTTGAACTTATCTTGATCCGCATAGAATGCGTCAAACAATCCTGGAGTATCATGCGGTGAAAGCAGTGTGATGTTACCACCAGTCAATAGGCGCTCATACATCAGCTTATTAAACTGGAAAGCATAGTCCATATGACGAACACGATTCTCTTCTGTACCTTTATTATTCTTTAGTACAACAAGATCTTCAAATTCATAATGCCAAACTGGAAGGTAGACTGTTGCTGCACCACCACGAACTCCACCCTGAGAACATGACTTTACAGCAGCTTGAAAATACTTAAGAAAAGGTATAAGACCAGTGTGTACGACGCTACCGTCACCAATCCTAGAACCAAAACTCCGGATACTCCCTGCTCCAATGCCAATCCCAGCTTTCTTAGAAATATATCTAACCACACTTGTGGCGGTAGCATTGATCGAATCCAAGCTATCGTCAGACTCAATAAGGACACAACTCGAAAACTGACGAGTAGGGGTCCGGAGACCAGCCATAATAGGAGTTGGTAGAGAGATGTAAAAAAGCGAAATTGCATCATAAAATTCTTTCACCCAGGTAAGACGAGGCTTTTCTCCAGAGATAGGGTAGTCCGCAAATAGCGTAGCGGCAATAAGCATGTATGCAAACTGTGGGGTTTCATACACAACTTTAGTAGAACGGTTTTGTACTAGATACTTACCGCGCCATTGTTCCATTGCAACAAACGTAAATGTTTCATCGCGGTCATGCTTAATGTAACTATCTAATGTTGCAAGTTCTTCTTCGGTATATTTTTCTAGAATAGCTGAATCGTACACACCGCGTTCAATATTTGTTTTAATCTGATCCAGAAGTGGCACCGGTTGGTGACCACCATACACCATCTTACGTAACTTATAGTTAACCAATCTGGCTGCAACGTACTGGTAATTTGGAGTATGATCGCAGATTAATTCTGCAGCTGACTTAATTAACAGCTCATGAATATCATCAGCTTTAATTTTGTTGAAAAGTTGGATGTTTGCTTTAAGCTCAATCTCGGATATCGATACACTTGCGATACCGTCCGTTGCCCATTCAAGTACGCGATGTACTTTGTCAAGATCGAATGGCTCAAACCGACCATCTCTCTTAGTTACTAATATATTGCCATTCATTCAAGTTGCTCCAATAAGAGAGAATATTATACACCGTACGCAAATCTTGCGTATTAATTTATTTTGTAGATACTATTATATATTAAAACCCGCATTTTGTACACTAGTATTTACTGTGTAGGCGTGTTTATGTCCGGAGTGATTTTGGATTTTTCGATCGCTTCTTCATAATATATAATGATTTGCTTTTGTTGATTAATATATCTTCTCAACTCTTGCATATTGACAGACATATTTTCATAGCCACGTACAGTCATTGATAGCATGACTACCGTGCCATTATCTTGTCTGAACTTTTCTAGAAATGATTCTAGGTTTTCTTCAGTTACAACATACCATTGAACATCTGCTAAATCAACAGGCTTTGGCTGTTTTTGGATCTGAATGTTTGGTGTAATATATTGAGTAACAGTCTGAATTCTTGGTTCAGTGTTAAAGGTACCACAACCGGTAAGACTAGTTAGTACTAGTAACAGGCTGCTGGCTATTAAGATTTTCTTTGAATTGTTGGGCTTCTGCATTTGTATCACTCTCAATTTCTCTAAAAACGCGCTCTGTTGCACGATTAATTCTCATTTCCATATCAATAGGATCTTCAATCATCTTTTTAGCCAAATCATAATTAGCCAATTTTTTTCTAATGTTATCCAGTCCAGCTTCAGCTTGTTGAAGTTGCCCTTGTAATTCTTGATTTAACTTTTGCTGAGTTTCATTGTTTGCTGCCATAGCAGCAATTGTTGATTCATTGGTTCGAACCGCAGTATCTAATATTGCGTTCTCTTTTGAGAGTTGTTCTATCTTTGCTTGAGTGGAATCATAATAGTATTTAGCACCAAAGATAGCACCTCCGACGAATCCTAACACCACAATCATTATATAAATCTTAGCCATGATTATTCCTTTGGTGTACCAATATGCTTTAAGCCCATAGCTTTCTTATACATAGCTTCAGCACTGTATTTTTTACGCTTATCATTACGTCTGAAAAAAGCTTTATGGTCTGTTGGTGAAAGATCTACACCACCACCAGCAACTGAATTAGCAGCAACTTCTTCTTCTAAATGTTCTTTGAACGATTTCATCGCTTTAGCTCTCCTGGATTAACATAAATGTCTTGTCCAGTCAAATTATGTTTTACTTTGTAAATAGGTACATCTCTAAAATATCCAATTGGCTTACAGTCTTCAAGTACAGATACACGCGTTGCAGTTAATGCAACAATATCACCAGTAATAGGTGATGGAATGTCTGCAGTTAACGAATATGATCCTTGCTTGAGTAAATTGTTTTTCATGAACCAAGTTTCTTCAAACAAATCTTCTTCGAGCTCGATTTCCATTTCTTTGAATACTTTTATAATCTGCTCTTCACTCATGCCAGTCTCTTCTTTAATCAAAAAGAGTGCTGTAGCCCAAGATGCAATTCGAGTTTTTCCGAATGGTAGCATACCAATCAAACGCTTAATATTAAATACCAAACGATGAAAAACGGTGTACGCTGATTTCTCTTCATTAGTAGAAGCCATTTTGACAACTTTGCCCTTTTCATCAAGAAGCCCTAATTTGTAAGCATCCATCTTATCCCATGGAGTTACAAGTAGCTTAATAAATCTGTACGCGTAAAATAAATCCGCGGTTCTTGAAATAATGCTCATATTGTCCTAAGTCTTTCCACTATAAATGGATCCAAATTAACTTCTACTTTTTCTTTATCATCTACATAGTGTAAATACACCAACATGGTTTTGATAGCAGGCCAGTCTTTTTCTGGAATTTTATACCAGATCATTTTTTTACCGGCCTCTATACCAAAAACATTGCATATGATTACAAGGTGATTAAGCAATAATCTTTCTTGTAATTCTTCACAGTCTGCGGTGC